CTCTGTTGATTGGTTGCGAACACAAAATTCTAAAACTATCAAGTCTACTAAAGTTTAAAGTTCCCGAGGGTTGAAATCTGGATGCATGTAGACAGAAAGGATAAAAGAACATATTTTCTGCACTCGACGATGAAAAATCTGTATGGTAATAGCTCGGCACTGCGGTGAAAAAGGGAATGGCGAGGTTGTCGTCGGTGATGTCCGAACCATTCGCTTGCAATTTTACTGTATTACTGACCGAAACTAGAGAATTATAGGAACTTGCATTGCTGGAGCAAATGAACTTGACGGGATTGTTGAAATAGAGTTCCATGGAAGTCGTGTTTGATGCCTTTTGTTTTTGTACCTGGTGGATTAGCATTTCAATGGGTTCAGATGCGAAATGGGTTCGTTCCATTTCATCCAGTGCGACGTAGTTTGCGTAAAAATTTATGTTGTAATTCGCATTCAAACTTGACGACCATTTAATTTTCAGGTTCACGTCGCTGTACTGCAAACCGATAAGTGGCAGGCTCGATGCCCATTTCTCACAGAAGAAGAAACGAAACGGATAAAAGTAGGATTCACTTCCAAGTCCTCCGTGCAAACTTGCCAGATAGGACTTGGACATGGAATCGGCGAAGAGATCCACGGCGAGTTCCTCTGAAAAATTAGAGTCCTGGGTATCCACCAATTGTTCGCCGATGTAAAGTTCAGCACTTTCAATTACGTCCGACCACGTACTAATCAACTGGGACACGTTGTTCATATCAACTGTCAAAAAACAATAATTGAGAAGATCGCCAGCCCTCTTGAAATTCACGACGGATGTTCCACCTGCTGTAGGTTTTCCCTCGATAATTTGTCTCTGCTGGAAATGTGCGAAATGTGTGTATCGTTTATACAGCGTATTATTAAAAAAGCTTACCTGCGGTTCACCTGTCAAAAAAGTATCTTGTTCGCCCACGGCAACAAGTCTGACAATTGCCCCACTTGGACCTGACATTAATATTAACTTTGATTATTTAATCACGGTGATTACGCTTACGGTGGACCAAAAATTATTCAGGTGATCCAATTAAGGGAGTGGGACATGAACTTACAAAGATGCAAGTCTCGCTCAAGATCAACTCGTCTGAGTTAGGTAACTTGGCTGGCTACGGTGCCAAGTTCTGTTCACCCCGCGAGGCTGCTGAAAAGTTCTGGAAGCGCAACCGACCCGAAGCGTTCAAGGAATATGTGAAGAACCATGGGACGCCCAATTGGAAAAAGAAAGATGATTTTGTCTACGGGAATGCAAACGCCAAGCAGATCATGGAAGAGGCGCGCAAGGTCAAGACCGAGAACACTGGCGACATCGGTGGGGTGCTCAAGTCTGTCTCGGACGACAAGCGTGCTTCCGCCTTCACTGCCGAACAGAAGCAGTTCCTCGAGGAGGCCACGCGCACCAAGGTCTTTCAGAATCACGGGACGCGCAAGGAGGGTTCGACGCTCGACCAGTGGTGCCGCGAGAACGGCAAGAATGCCTTCAAGCCCACGGACAGGTACACTCTCCAGATTCATCCAAGGGTGGTTGTGGTCGGTCTGGTTGACGGACGCACCGAGGACAACGAACTCCTCGAGTTCAAGAACCGTGCGGGCGGCAGGCTTTTCAACGAGGTGCGCGACTACGAGATGGCCCAGTGCCAAGCTTACCTTAGGATGCTGGATCTGGAGCGAGGCTTTCTGGTGGAGTGCCTTCGTCGCGAGGGACAGGATCCCAAGTTGAACACCATTCCATTCACCCGGGACGATGAGTTCTGGGAGGACACGGTGGAAAAGGTTCTCGCGAACATCTTCGACGAGCGCTTCGAGTGCTTCCGCGTCACCGAAACCGATCAATCAGCATCCTAGACACGTAGGGTATTTTGTCTTTATCTTCTAATAAATTACTAATTACATTAAAAAGTTCTGCCTTCTTTCTGTCCCGCTCCACTTTGCTCTTGAGGTCCCACGGATTCCCGAGACGCTTCATGGTCGTAGTGAC